CATTCCTGCATGAACGAGAGTACCACTTTTTTCGATATTGGATTAGGCCAAACACTGAACGACACGAAAGGTTCATGCAGGAATGTCTGTACCCTATGCTCGAAGCGTTTTTAGATTGGTACGAATACATGACTCATTACAACCGCAAAGAAGAAGTCAACAGAGTACATTGGATTCAACCTTACGGACTTTACAACCCATTTACAGAAGGAACACAAGAACGCTTCCGAAACTATCGTCTAACTGGGTCCACACTGGGACTCAGACCTAAAGTGGCTTACCGATAATAATTACTCTCAGGAACCATAATGACAACACCCCCCATTAAACGTCGTCCAACACCACCACAATCAACCACGAAAGCCATGCCCACATTAACAGCGTCCACTGGATCTTTTGATGATCTAATTGACACCAGAACATCACAAGGGAAATTCTTGATGATTTATGGTGAACCGGGGGAAGGAAAGACTTCACTGTCTGCACAATTCCCCGACCCGTTGTTTATCACTACCAGTGGGGAGCAAGGCATCTTTCTGCTTAAACAACGCAAAGTAGTAGACACTGCCATCCCCATCATAGTGTTGGATGAATTATTCCCGCACGATCAAATCCCGGATGGAACTGGTCACCCCGGATGGATCAAATGTCTGGAGACGCTTACCAGATTCCGTGATAACTCCCACGGACTCAAGACACTGGTAGTTGATTCCACCAGTGGGCTACAGGATCTATGTTTCCAACACTGTGCGTCAGTGCAGTATAGTGGAGATATGGACGGTGATCAGTTCAACGGCTTCAGCAGGGGATATACCAAAGCTGCTGAGTCTTATTGGTCTAGTGAGTTTCTCCCATTGTGTCTGGCCATTGTGGCCAAAGGGTTAAATGTAGTGTTGGTGGCACACAGCACTTATCGTCAGGTTGAAAATCCCAGTGGGCCAGATTACAACCGTTTTCAACCGGCCTTGGGCAAACAGATTTGGGACTTTACTAAAAAGGATTTACACGGGCTTTTCTATCTTGGCCGAGAAGTGATGGTATCTGTTGATGCCAAAACTAAAAAGAAGAACACAGTGGGTGATCGTAGATTCATCGGCGTTTCACCCAGCACGTATTACGTCGCCAAGACATGGTGTACTCCCAACGATGAAATGGAAGTTGGCAACTCTGCTGCTGAAACGTGGAAGAATCTGCGTGTTGCGTTAGGAATGTAATTACCCCCTTTTGAAAGAATAATGATATGGCTGAACCTGTAAATTCAATTGCTGCCTTAATGAAGTCCAATGCACGGTTGAAAAAGAATACTGAAGTGGCAAAGAAAGTAGTTGCCCGTAAAGACTACTCTGGCCCTGAAGGTGATGTGGTATGTCATTTCAGCAACAAAGCTGTAGTGACAATTGACAGCGTTCCTGCTGTAATTCTTGAGTTCCGTGTCGATGGTTCTATCAGTGGTCAAGGTGACTACAATGGTGAACGCATCAGCCTATTCCACAAGTTCCAAGATGATCAATGGAATACTGTAGAATCTGTTCAAGCACGATTGTTTGAAGACCTACAATTGATGGGCATCGACACAGTCAATGTGGATTTAGAAGGGGTTGACAAACTACTGGAAGCATTGCGTAAGAATGGTTCCCAGTTCACCCTACGTGTCGTTAAAAAGAAAGGTAAAGGTGCCAACTCAGGGAAGACATACACCAACTATCGTCTTGCCGGGATCATTAAGTCCACCAACAATAACTACAGTGATGCACAAGGTGACGCAACCAATGATGAGTTGGTTGATCAATTAGAAGCCGATGAGTCCGACGAATGGGATGACGAACTGGCTGAAGTACCTGACACGCCAGATGACGAATCCAGCGACGAATGGAAGCCCAGCGATTGGCTTCAATGTGAAGTCCAGTACAAGCCACCGAAATCCCTTAAAGCCTTGGTGTTCACCGTAGTGATTGCCGACGATACAAAGATGTGTGTTGTACTTGAACGCAATGGGAAAAAGACAGGTCAAATTGCATACGCTGATTTGATTCTGCCTGATCCTGAGTAGCCTCCATAACCCCCAACAAGAACCTGTTGTTTTATCCCCCGGTAGAGCAGCAGGTTCTTTTTTTGGATTACCCCATGCTGGCAGTAGACACAGAAACAACCGGACTTTACCTACAGAGTGGTTGCACAACTTTTGCGATTGGGACATACGATGGGGCAGAGTTGCGTAATTACGTTATGCCCATCCATATTACTTCCAGAACTCGTACACGGCAATTCCACAATAGCATCCGCGATGTATTGGACTCACACGACTTATTGGTAATGCACAATAGCCACTTTGACATGAAGGCGTTGTGTGAAGCTGGTCTGTACGATTGGGATGAGCCAGCACAACCTGCATTCTGGGACAAAATTATCAACACAGGTATCTTGGGACACCTAAATTGCTCCACAGACAGATTGGCATTGGACGAACTCACCAAGAAGTATTTGGATCGTGGATACCCAGAAGATGACAACCTCATTGTAACAGTGAACAAGTGCCGTGCATTGGTGCGTAAACGCATTGAATGGGTTACCGCAGAATCCAAGCATTGTGCCCATCCAGCCATCATATCATCCATGGGAACCACCCAATGGAATCGGATGGACTTCTGGTTGCCTGCTGCCGTGCTGGCCCACATCCCACAATCTGAGCGTCCCGGACTACCCAACAGTGTGTTGGAATCCGTCATGCTGGATTATCTGGAAGCCGACGTGACCAACACGTATGAACTGGCCCAGCACTTCTTTCACGAACTACTCCAGCGTCACGGAGACCGCACTACAGAACTGCTCAACATCAATAGACAAATTGAACACGTTGTATGGAAGATGGAGACCAAAGGCATTTGGGTGAACACCCCAGAACTGACTGCCGCCATTGATGCCTGTCACACTCAGATAAAATTACTAAAGTGTAAAGTCAAAGAACTATCTGGATTCGAAGTAATCACGAATGCCGTACTTCGTGAACTACTATTTGAGAAGTGGGATTTCACGCCCATCTCCTACACCAAAGCCACTCATGCTGCGTCCGCCGATGCTGCCACCATGTTGCACTGCCATAACATTGCCGAAGAAGGTTCTGTTGAACGAGAGTTTCTATGCTGTAACTTGTCCTTGAAGAAGTATGAGAAAAAGCTGGCATCATTGATGGGCTATTGCAGGTCAAAGAGTATCACAGGGTATGTGCATCCTTCCATCAATATCGTAGGCACATCCACAGTACGTGTATCAACTAAAAACCCAGCACTCCAAACAGTTACCAAAGCAATCAACCCCTATGAAGATGATGCACCCGACATTACAGCATGGTTGGAAGCGTCACCTTCTATGCGGTCAGTCTTTGGGCCACCTACTGGTAAGTGGTGGTTGACTGCCGATTACTCCCAGCTTCAACTAAGGATATTTGCCTACGTCACCGATGAGCAAGAAATGATGGAAGCCTTCAAAGCCGGTTGGGATGCCCACGACTTTGTAGCACGTAAGATATTTAACATTGCCCCCAATGATAAGCCAGATAAAGGGCAAAGACGCATCGCCAAGAATGTCAACTTTGGATTCATCTTCGGGGCTTCACCTAAAAAGATTGAGCAGACCGCTGGCATACCGGGATTATGGGGGACTGTCACATCATTGTTCCCCCATGCTCACGCATTTATTGAGGAGACCAAACTACTAATAAAGCAACAAGGCTTTGTAACAACATTGGGTGACTATCCATTGGAACTCAGAGACAAACTCAATAAGTGGTCAGGCCAATATGATAAAGCAGCCCATGCTGGGGTCAACTACATTGTACAAGGTGCTGAAGGTGTCATAGTCAAGCGTGCCATGCGTCTCTGTGATGACTACTTATCCTCAGAATACCCCGAAGGGAGAGTGGCACTACAAGTACACGACGAACTTAACTTTGAAGTACCTGCCAAATGCCCCAAAAAGCATGTACGAGCATTGAAACAGTGTATGGAAGACGCAGCAACTCAGTATGGTATTTACGCACCAGTAGAGATTGGGCTAATCACTCACCGTTGGGATCAAGAAGTAAAGATAAAACTATGAGCAAACAACAAATAAGCAAACACCGACCTCAATTGGTTATAGACCAATCTGAACCAGAACTCAGGTTGGTTCCACCCATGATTGACATGCTGCCCGTAAACCATGAGACAGTGATCCTTACCAAAGAAGATTGGGTGGAACTTATATCCATCATGGGTGGTGTTGTATGGATCTGCAACAACAATGACCTAACTCGTCGTATCAATGCTCTCGAAGACAAAGTCCTCAAACAATTTAGGGATACCAATGCGACTCTTTGATTTCTGTTCCATCCCATACAATGAAACAGATACGGACTACACCACCACCTGTATGTGGTGTGCCACGCAAGACAAGCTATCTGTCAGCAAAGAAGAAGGCCATGTATTCCAGTGTTGGTATTGCAAGGAGACTGGCAACGCCATTAGCCTCATGCGTAAGTTTTATGAAACAATACCACCCCTAACCATGCGAGCAGCTAAAAATTTCTGTGTCATTAAGAAGGGTGTACTGCCTCAAACTCTCAGGTCAGAAGGAGTAAAATATGATGGGTTGGACTACTGGTTTCCGATCCGTAACCCACGTAAAGACATTATTGCATTACACAAATACAACACTACCACCAACATCACCTACTCCAGCCCTAAACCATGGAACTGTTCTATCTTGGGACTTGGATCACTCACAGGGAATAAAGAAATTTGGGTGGCAGAAGGCCATGCCGACTATCTTGTTCTCAGAGCCATATTGGATAAAAGTCCTAATCCACCAGACCTTCTAGGAACCGCAGGATCAGCCTTCTCCAGTAACTACCTATATCTGTTGGATAATAAAGAGGTCGTACTGCTTTTTGACAACGATGAAGCGGGTGATCATGGCGTGCAATCCATATCAAAGCGGATTAAATCAGGTGGCCACAACATCATCAATCTTCACTGTATAGATTGGAGTAGAATTACTGTCCCCAATCATGCCCATCTACCATCAGGATTTGATATCAGAGACCTTAACAATAGTCTGTCAGGAACCCCATAATGTCATTGGTCGATGTTATTCGTTCATCCCTACGTCAAATACATATGGATGAAGTTGTTCTCCTCCAACCCCAACACTGTACTTCCTTCCAGAAACTATGCGATGTATATGCCCAAGGAATGACGGTCACCAAATCCATGTTGGATTGCATGGCCATTGGTATTGCCACTCATATTGCTGTTGCACTTGAAGGTGATCCATTGTGGATGTACCTAGTGGGCAGCCCATCTTCAGGAAAGAGCACCCTCTGTGAATTACTCTCAAGCGATGAATTGCATAGCAGGCCCATTAGCAAATTTACTGGACTCGTTTCTGGATCAAGACAGGGATCTCATCTTATCCCTATGCTCCAAGGAAGATGTGTCGTGGTCAAGGACGGCACATTACTACTCGAATCCAATCCACAACAGTTGGCAAATGTATACGGAGAACTTCGTGATATCTTCGACGGGTCTCTGGAGGCTCACTATCGAAACGGCGTATCCGCTTCTTTTTCCAACATATCTTTTGGAATGATTATTGGGATAACAGAGCGGATATATTCCCTCAACATGGCAGCATTGGGTGAGCGGTTTTTACATTGTCGTCTGGAAACAGATCGGGCCATGGAGACTCAACGCAACAGTGCCGCCATTACTTCCATCTTTGAATCATCCTCACGTACATCACTTGAAGGCAATGAAAATGGTGACTCCCGAGGTTTCCCCCAACAACGTGCCCACACAGCAGGATTTCTTAGTTACCTTCACGGTAGACTCCGATCCGAAGATATCCTCCGGCCCAAATACACACAGTACGATCTTGAACTTATTCAGGCTCTTGGAGACACAATTGCGTGTTCAAGGGCACAGGCTCCACGGACTAAAGATTCAGCCAGTGAACTACTCTACGATGCTCGCCCGGAAGCATCCACCAGAGTAGTCAAACAACTGGGAAGACTGGCTCTATGCCTGTGTTACGTCTTTGGTGTAGACTACATTACTGACACAATTAGAAAGTTGGTAACCAAGGTGGCACTTGACACCTCATTTAGTCGTCAACATAATATCATTCGCACCATAGCCTTGGCACAAGACGGATTGAATAGGCAATCCATAGCCATGTTGACCAGCATCCCATTGGAGACCATGAGCAGGCGTATTGACGACCTTGTCAGTTTGGCCATCTTGGTCCCCAATGACACCACCAACCGTCCCAATCGTGGGCGTGCCGTCCCCACTCTCCATTGTGCAAAATGGATACAAACAGCATTCAGATTGGTAGAGGAACAAATCAATGTCCCCCACATACCCAACAGTGAAGATCCCCAATCCAGACCGCAGAGTTCCACTCCAAGACAAAGCCCCACTCCACAAAAGAATAGGCCGAACACCAAGAAGATTTCGCATCCTTCGCAGAGATAATTTCACCTGCAATAAATGCGATGAACCCTACCCAGAGAGCCAACTGGAAGTAGACCACATCATCCCATTGGTGGACTTTGGCACTGACAACGAAAGCAACCTGCAAACTCTCTGCATCACTTGCCATAAATTAAAAACTGATCTGGAACGTCTGGATCGGCGTGTTAAGTAGTTACTCTCAGAAACTTCAAGGAAACGATTATGAGTCAAGATCAAGCCATGGGAATTCTTCGTCACATTTTGACCATTGGATCGGGAGTGGCCATCAGCAAAGGATGGATAGACGAAGAAACTTCTCTCCAAGTAATCGGTGGTATAGTTGCCATCGTAGGTATCTGGTGGTCAGTCAAATCCAAGCAATCCAAGTAGTCCATCTCATCACCTTTTATAGAAAGCACCCTCATGCCGGAGTTTGAAGTAACCAATACCACAAAACTTATAGCCGCTGCCATAGCCATCATCACCGCCTACATGTCATCCAGTGATTGGCTGAAGGACTTCCTCAAACGCCTAAACCCCATTGGACCAGCAATGTCTTCTGATAACACACCAGACATTGATGTAGCCGTCCGTGTATTATTCAATGACTCAAAATCCCGTAAGTGCCGCCGATCTGTTCAACTCCTGAACGAGTGGGCAGCACTTCGAAACATGACGGACATGACTCCACCTGTACCCCCACCCATGGTCAACCCTGTAGCCAACTTTGTACGGCAGATAACTCCCGTTGAGGTGCCTCAATGAAATACGTACTGCTAATTATTGCCGTAGGGATTATGCTGGTGCCTGTCAGTACAGCATCCAAGCCCACACCAATACTCCCAGAAGTCACCAATGATACACTGGATACATGCCACAATTCTTACCGCATACTCATGTCAGATGTATGGGCCGAATATGCCATTCAACGATCCAGCTTCAAAACTG